GCGACCGCACGATCCTTAAGCCAAAAGAGATAGATATTTACCTGCCAGAACAAAAAATCGCCGTTGAATACTGCGGTATGTACTGGCATTCTTTTGGAGATACAAAGGCGGAAAAGGAAGGTAAACACAAGCATTTTGAAAAGTATATCTCCTGCAAAGAAAAGGGTATCCGCCTGATTACCGTTTATGAGACGGAGTGGGAACAGCGTAGTACGGCCATCCGCCGTCTGCTACGAAATATAGTAGGTAAATCACGAGGTAAATTAATGGCGCGTAAATGCCAGTTAGGCACGCCCACCACACAAGAAGCTGCTGATTTCTATGAGCGTTACCACCCCCAAGGTGGCGCAGGTAGTGGGGATCACTACGGGTTATATTGGCGTGGAAAACTTGTCGCCTGTATGCGGTTTTCGTTTGGCAGTAATGATCGTGGTGTGGGGGCCAAGAATCGTGTTTGGACTCTTGCTAGGTATGCTACCCGCGTTAATGTAGCAGGAGGCGCGTCTAGGCTTTTTAGAGCATTCATCACGGAACATAAGCCGTTACAGGTAAAGTCATTTTCAGACAATCGGTACTTCGATGGGGGTATGTACTCAACGCTTGGGTTTGTGCTTGACGAAGAAATAGCCCCGGATTACCAAGTTTGGAGCAAGAAAACAGGGGTACGCCCAAAATCCCACTACCAAAGGGGGGGTTTGCAGAAGCGGTTAGATGAGCATGGGGTCGATGAAATATTCGACGCTGGCATAGATACCCGGACAGAAGCAGAGATGACCTACCTGATGGGGGCGCGACGGATTTATGACTGCGGTAAAAAACGTTGGTTATGGATTGCCCCCTAAAGATTTATATGCTATGTTCCGATTATCCAAGACCACTTGCTTATCGACTGACTTGGCAGACTTCTCCCTGAGACGATAAGCGCATATAAGGGAACAATTATGTCTTTCTCGACTTTCTCCGGTCCGCTCCGCTCGGGCACCGTTCGTTTTGGTACGGTTGCTAATGGCCGTAATACGGGGCTTGTTGCGCTTACCCAATCGTATGACACGGGTGACCTGACGGGCACTATCGTTAGCAACGTCGATGGCCTTCGTTTTGTTCTTCCCCAAGGCTCGCAAATCCTCAATATTTTTGTGGATCAAGTTGTTGCTGCTACTGCTGGCACGACGACTGTTTCGGTTGGTACGACTTCGGGCGGTGCCGAATTGATGGCCGCAGTTGCCACTACGGCTGGCGGGCGATTCCAAGGCACCGCTACCGCTACTACTCAACTTGCTTGGCAAACCTCGACTACCGCCGACACTAACGTGTTTGTTCGGGTTGCTGTTGCCACTGCAACACTGACGGCGGGCCGTTTGATTGTGTCGATTATTTACGCCCAGCGTAATCCTGATGGCACCCAAAACCCCGCTCCGGCATCCGTTTGATTAGGGGGCTGAGATGCGCCCAATTAGAGTTACTTTAACTGCCGCCGGGGTTTCGGCCCCGATCATTACAGACTCGTACCGCAACCCATTTAACATCGGGCTTGGCATTGCGGTAACGGGCGGTGCGTCGCTTACCTATACGGTGCAGCATACATTTGACGATGTGTTTGCTGCGGGCTTCGACCCCACAACGGCTACTTGGTATCCAAATTCCGGACTAACTTCCAAAACCGCGTCGTTCGATGGTAACTACGCATACCCGGTAACAGCGGTGCGGCTTAATGTAACTGCATGGACAAGCGGGTCTGCAACGATGACCGTGCTACAGGCCGGGATGCCGGGGAGATAATCATGGCTATTGATATCAGTGCGCTTCGTAAATTTCAAGATTTGTGGGGGCCGGTCCTTGAGGCTATTCCGGCGGTTATGGATGCCGTGGCAAAGCAGTCGGACATGGATCGAGAAATGCAAGTGCAAAATAAGGCACTTGAAAAAGCCAAACAGGAAGTAGCCGCTGCATATGAGGAAGCCAACAAGCGTCTGGTAGCCGTAAACGCCGAGCTTGATTCTATTGAGCGCCAAAAAAGTGACACCTTGGCCGCGATTGCGGATGAGCAAGCCAAAGCAAAAGATGCAGCGGCGGGCGTCTTGGCCGCTGAAAAGAAAAAGCTTCAGGCTGTAAATCAGCAAATTCAGCAGGCTACGGAAAAACTCAGTAAGGTTGAGTCTGATTACGCTGCAAAACTTGCTTTGGCCCAAGCTGAACATACGGCTGTGATGGCACAGATGGAAGACGCGGTAAAGGCTATGGAAGACCGGCAGGCAAAAGCTGAGGAAGCGCTTGAGGCGTTGAAAGCGAAGTTGGGGTGATTTGTGACGGTAAGCGGTGTTACTTATGTACCACCCCAAAGTAATTACTTTGTCAACAATTTGGTTGATGGTAATCCGCTGTATGTTGGCAAAGTAACTGCCGAGGGTGTATGGTTGATGCAGAAGTTTAATACGACTTCTGGGGTAATGCTCTATGCGAACCGATCAAATAATCCGTCATACGTTGATTATGAGTCTGCTTGGGCGAATTACCTTACCCTCAATTATTCCGAATATCAGACCTTAACCAATATGTAAAGGCAATCATGGCAAAGTCAGTAACTACCTGCAATAACTTGCTCAAGTTGATTTTCAATGCAACTGCTTGGGCAAACATGGCCGACAATGCGGCAACGTCGCCATATACCAATTTGTACGTCAGCCTGCATACCGCAGACCCCGGCACGGGCAATAGCCAGACCACCAACGAGACGAGTTACACTAACTACACGCGGATTGCGGTAGTGCGGACTACTTCGGGCTGGACGGTTTCTACCAACACTGCAGTCAACGCCGCGCTGATCCAGTTCCCCTCTTGTGGTGCGACCGGTGCGCCTTTGACCCATGTGGCAATTGGCACCGCGTCAAGTGGTGCGGGTAACGTCCTGTACGCGGGTTCATTGACTGCTTCGCTTGTAGTGTCGTCGGGCATTCAGCCGCAGTTCAACGCTTCGTCTCTGACCGCTACGGAGACCTGAGCATGGATCAATCAAATTCTGAGTCGATTGTTTACCGGTGCGCTGAATGCGACGCGCCGGTATTTTTGATTGACCAAGTTCCTCAGAAAAAATGCGATCACACGGATGCGCCGGTTGTGGCGCAACTGAGTGCCGTCGTGCGGGGAACCGGCGCAGTCGCTTGATGACCAATGGCTCACTTTGCCGTATTAGATTCGGAGAACAAAGTGACCGCTGTGATTGTCATGCCGGAGTCGTTTGAGGGTAACGATTCTGCGGTTTCGCAATGGGTCGGTGCCGTCTGCAAACAAACGTCTTACAACACGTATGGCGGGGTCCATTTTGACCCTCGAAATCCATCTGTTGTGAAGCCGCCGCTGCGGAAAAACTATGCCGGGATTGGTTATACCTACGATCCGGCTCGCGATGCTTTTATTCCGCCGAAACCGCAGTCGCAGGCATTGCTGAATGATGCAACCTGCTTGTGGGAAGTGCTTGAAAATGGCGCGGGCTAATGGCAACAGTTGAATACCTTGTGGTCGCTGGTGGCGGTGGCGGTGGCGGCTCTGGCGTTGGTGATGCCTATGGGTCAGCCGGTGGCGGCGCGGGTGGATTTCGGGCAGCCGCAGGTTATACGGTGGTGGCAGGCGCTTACCCAATCACCGTTGGCGCTGGAGGCGCGGGGTCATCCGCATCTGCAAACGGATCAAATGGCGGTTCGTCTACCTTTGACGCCATCACGTCATTAGGCGGCGGTGGCGGCGGCCGATCAAGCACGGGCGTTGGATCCATTGGCAACAACGGCGGATCGGGCGGTGGTGGTGGCGGCGACAACGCAGGCAAGGCTGGTGGCTCTGGCACAGCAGGTCAAGGCAACAACGGCGGCAATGGCGGTGCAAATCCTGCCAACGGATCTGGCGGCGGCGGTGGTGGCGCTGGCGCTGTGGGCGCGGCCGGGTCGAATACGACTGGTCAAGGCGGCGACGGTGGCGCTGGTCTGCAAAGCAGTATCACCGGAACAGCGTTGTTCTATGCGGCGGGCGGTGGCGGCGGGTCATACGCCGGCACAAAAGGGTTTGGCGGCTCCAGCATCGGCGGCAATGGCGGCGACCACGTCGTCCCAACCACCCCGACAGCGGGCGCTACAAATACAGGCTCCGGTGGCGGCGGATGCGCTGGGCACAGCCGAAATCAAACGTCAGGCAGCGGCGGTAGCGGTATCGTCGTCATCCGATACAAGACGGATGGCTCGGACGGCATTGACTCGGCGGCGACGACCGGCGGCACAAAGACCACGAGCGGCCTGTACACAATCCACACCTTCCTTGCGAGCGGGACTTTTACTGTCGTCGAAGCAAGCTCATCACAAGCCGCAAGCCTTACCGGCGCAGGAACCGCAACAGGAACTCTGACCGCCGCTGCGCCGTTGTCGGCTGGCCTTACCGGTTCGGGAACAGCTACAGGAACTCTGACCGCATTCGCTTCGCTATCGGCGGATCTATCTGGCGCGGGAACTGCTACAGGGGTAATTGCTGCTACGGCACCGCTGTCGGTAAGTCTTACAGGCGCTGGAACTGTCACCGCGACCATCAGTACCGCTAGTTCATCTCAGGCCAGCCTAAGCGGTGGTGGATCGGTCACGGGAACGCTGGCGGCGACGGCTTCGCTATCGGCAAGTCTTACGGGCTCCGGGACGGCAACAGGTGTATTGACTGCGGTCGCACCACTATCGGCAAGCCTTAACGGAGATGGAGCCGCAGCGGGCGCATTGGCTGCTACAGCGGCGTTATTGGCTAATCTGTCTGGCTCTGGATCGGTTGCAGGGTCGCGGTTCGCCACGGCATCTTTGTTGGCAAGTTTGACAGGCGCTGGTACTGCCTCAGGCGTCATCAGCACCGGCGGTATATCGCAGTCGGCCAATCTGTCTGGTGCTGGGTCGGTTGCAGGAACGCTGACCGCTACTGCGTCGATGTCTGCAAATATTAGTTGCGCGTCGAATTTATCGCCTGAAAACTTAGCCGCAGCGGTATGGAGTGCTTTTGCCGCGCAGTATAATGTTGCGGGTACGATGGGCGAACTGTTGCATAATGCCGCAGCGGGTAGTGGTGGTGGTGGGTCTGGTTTAACATTAGCGCAGTTTCTTGCTTTGCAGAACCCTTAATATGAAAACAGCAGCATGGACTCGAAAAGAAGGTAAGGCAGAGAGTGGCGGATTGAATGCCAAAGGACGCGCTTCCTACAACAAAGCCAATCCGGGCAAGCCGGGACTTAAAGCTCCGCAGCCTGAAGGCGGTCCCCGAAAAGATTCATTTTGCTCTCGTATGCAGGGTATGAAGAAGAAGCTGACTTCTCCTAAAACCGCGAACGATCCCAACAGCCGTATCAATAAGAGCCTTCGGGCTTGGAGATGTTGAAATGACATTCGCTACTATGTCTGGTCCAGTGCGGGTTGGCCCGGATAAAGAGGGCCCTAGTAGAAATACTGGTCTTCTGTTACTTGCACAGCAATATGACTCTGAGGTAGTTACGGGCACGAACGGTACTTATATTAGAACTGTGCCCTTTAGGGTTCCTAAAGGGGCATATATTGTAGACTTTATTGTTGACGCTTTACAATTTCCCAACGCGGGGGTCAGATTTTTAGTATCAGTAGGTACTGCCGTTGGTGGATCGCAATTTATAAACGGTTTGGAATTAGGGAGTTCGGGTATTACTACAAGCGCAACTAGCGTAGGTGGCCCATTTAGCGGCACTTCCAGCACACTTACTGCTTCACCGACATCAGTAATTGCGGCATCCGCAAAGAGAACCGCTGCGCTAAGCGCAGACGCCCCAATACATACGCAAATTCAAATTCTTGATGCAACCGCTACGCAGGGCAGGATTAACATTACTATGCTATACGTACAGCGCGACGAAAACGGCGCTCAAAACCCGGTAAGTGCATAAGTACGTAAGCGACATGAACATCGATCCTTTTTTCACCCTCCTTTGGAATGGCGTTTTAACTATCGGGTCATTGGTTCTGGGTACATACCTGAAATCAAACAACGACTCAATCAAAGAACAGCGCGAACTACTTGCCAGAACCCGCGAAGAGATTCGTGAGAAGTATGTTCCCAAAACAGAAATGGGCGCGGTAACTGAGCAGATCAACAAACGGTTTGACAAGCTTGAAGAAAAGCTTGATACAATCATCCGGACCAAACACTGATGCGCCCTTCGTATTTCGACCCCACCCCCCAGCCCGACACCGAAACCCAATACCGCCAAGGCGGTAAGGTGAATAAAATGCAGAAACTCAGCGTTGCCAAAAAGATGCCCCGTAAATTTCAGGCGGGTGGTAAGGCGACCGCTCCGGCTCTGACCGGGATGGATTTGGAACGTGAAAACGCTCGGCGCGACGCACGGGTTAAAAAAGAAAAAGACGCCTACGAAGCACAACGCCCTAATTCGCTCGGCCCAAGACCCGCTGAAAAGCCTGAAGTCAAAAAAGCAAAAGGTGGTTCGATTCGTAAGTTCGCTGACGGCGGCGAGACTACCGCAGGAGACAAAGATGTTTCGTATGAGATGCCTTCGGAACCCGCAACTTCGCGTCCGCGCTTTAGTGATGATACTTATGCCCGCGCTCGTAATTTTGTAGGGTCAGATAAGAAAGCCTCTGCTTCTACCTACAAGGCCAGTCCTAAAAAAGTCTCTACCGTAAAAGCCGAAGCTAAACCCGCCCCGGCTAAGTCTTCGGACTATGGTAACGAAAGCCGTAGGATGACCGACAACAAACCCGTTGAGAATAAGAAGGCTCCTGACAGTGGTACGGACGTTAATTCCCGTCTTAAAAAAGCTTTCTCTAATATTGACTTTGGTTACCTGACCCGTCCTAATAAGGCCCTTTACAAAAAAGGTGGCGCTGTGAAGAAGTATGCCAAAGGTGGTGGCATCGAAGTTAAGGGTAAGACTCGCGGTAAGGTGTGCTAAATGCCCGCTACCTCCGAGAAACAAAAACGGTTCATGCAGGCGGTATCGCACAACCCCGCATTTGCAAAGAAAGTCAATGTTCCTCAGTCTGTTGGTAAAGAGTTCAGTATGAAAGAAGGCGGGTTGTACGAAAACATTCACAAAAAACGTGAGAGAATCGCTGAAGGGTCTGGTGAGCGTATGCGCAAGCCGGGATCAAAAGGCGCTCCAACGACGAAAGATTTCAAAGAGTCCGCTAAAACGGCTAACTATAAAGAAGGTGGCCCCGTGAAAGAATCGAAAGCGATGGTTGGTAAAGAGTTGTCCTTTATGAAAAAGAAGGGCGCTCCTAAGTCAATGATGAAGCACGAAATGATGGAAGCTGGTATGAAACCCAGCCGCGTCAAAAAGTTCGCCAAAGGTGGCGGCATCGAATCCAAAGGCAAGACTCGCGGCAAGTTCGTTTAAGGGGTTTGCGTGGGAACAATTCTTATTGGTAACGGCTCGTGGTTTGCAGTCGGTTCGTCTGGCACGGCTCCTACTATAGTTACAACTTCGCTGACTTCGGCGATTGTCAATGTTGCCTATTCATTCAGCCTTGTAGCCACTGGTACGCCCACTCCCACATGGGCGCTTCAGTCCGGTACGCTGCCCGCTGGGCTAACACTTAGCTCGTCTGGGCTAATCTCTGGCACGCCTACGGCTACAGCAGTAACTACCGGGCTTGTATTTCGGGCAACGAACAGTGCAGGATATGCGGATACGATTTCGTTATCCTTGACGGTAAGTTCGGTTGGTACCGGATATCAACCAGCATGGTTGTCGTTGGTAACCGGCGCGGACTCAACCTACGATCCGCCGCTTGAAACAGTTGGAACGATTCTGTACGTCGCCACGACCGGAAACGACTCAACCGGCACGGGGGCAATTGGTAGTCCATACGCGACGATCAGTAAAGCAAATTCAATGTTGACCGCTGGCGTGGGCGGCACAATTTATGTCCGTGGCGGCACTTATACTATGGCGTCCGGGCCTGTCTACCTTAAGGGAGGCACGTCCTCGTCGTGGACAAGACTGCGCCGATACCCCGGCGAGAGCGTGATTCTGGATGGTGGTTTTGCTACTAATGCGCCGTTTGAAAGTGTTGACCAGTATGGTTACCTTGAAATCCACGGGTTTAAAACGCGATATTTCAATGTGTGGGGTGTGTTCGTAGACCGGAACGGTGGCAGCAACTATTTAATCAGGAATTGCACCGCCCTTGAATCTGCTGCTGCTTTGAAATTTGCATCTAACGGGCCAGCCGCAACTCCAGTATCTCCGGCGGTCGCAACAGATATAACTATTTATAACGTAGCGTGGGAACAGACCGCTGCAACAATAACTGCGTCGGTTTCGTCTAGTGTACTGACTATAACTGCCGTAAATTCTGGGTTTGTATACACCGGCTCAACCATTTACGTTCCTAACCTCTCTGACCCCTCTAGCCCAATTCCTATTGGGCAAATAATGGGCAGATTGAGTGGAACACCGGGGTCTACCGGGACTTTTCAATTTAGTGGACCGGGAACCTATTCATCACAGTCGATGATATCAACCTACACTGGCACCGGTATTGATTTTGGTCCCGGCGTTTGTAGCAATATCAACATTGATCTTGTAAAAATTCAACGAATTAACCCAATTTCAACAGGAAATACTGGCGCAGATGGAATCGCTGTTGAAACTGGCGGAAACATTACTATCGACCGAGCTTATGTAAAAGACGTTGACGGTGATTGCATTGACATTAAAAACGACCTTGGTAATTACAACCTCAAGCGTTCGTTTGGTATCCAAATAAATAGTGGGCGAAACATATTTAAAGCATGGCCCGGCGTTGGATATACCGCTACATTTGATAATTGCTTTGCTTATAACGCAGCGCGTACAAATGGCGGTTTAGGATTGGTTGCGCTTGCTGGCACAACTGGATCACACGTTTTAAGGCGCTGTACTATTATAAACGAAAATTCATCTGGTGAGCTTGTTAATGCTAGGGTAGCACCGGGTACTACAAAGACTATTCAAGGTTGTCTTTTGGCAATTACGAATCCGTCTAGTGGTGCCGTAATGATAGAAATGAACTCTACTTACAGTTCCCCTATTAATGGTTTGTCAAATGTCGGCACAACTGCGACTGTCAATACCGTTTACCCAACCGGATTGGTTGTTGGACAGCAAGTCAAAGTAACCGGCGCGACCGACGCATTTTTTAATGTTACTGCCGCAACAGTTACAAGCGTGTCTGGCCTTTATTCGTTTAGCTACACGATGGCTGGCACTCCATCCATAACAACTTTTACTAGTGCTGTTGCCTTTATAGTTGGCGCGTCAACAATTACTAATTTTAAATACAATCTTTTTTATTCCCCAAGAACAGACGCTTATATTAGAAATAACTACGTTCCTTACGGCACGCCAAATCCAAGCGTATCGCAGGCCGATATTGTCAACGGGTCATTTGATACAGATTATGCTGGAGCGGGAATGGTTGGTAATGTAGTTGGGCAGGCGACATTTGAAAATGCCGCTGCTTATAATTACAGGCTTGCATCTACAGATACCCTTTGCCTTAATAGATATTTCTCAAACAACGGTATTGCAACTGATGCCGACGGACTGAATGGAACTGTCAATGTTTATCAAGACATTGGCGCATTTGAGAGGCAGTAATGGTAACTCGCGTTGGATCACCAATTCAGTCGGGGGGGCCGGCAGCCGGGTTTCTTTCGTATATTGATACGGGTACTTTCAATACCCAAGTCGGTGATCTTGTTTTAGTTTTTACCCGATGTGGCGTTGTTTCTACCGAGAAACCGCTTTCTGCGATTCTTGCAGATGGTGGGGCAAACACCGCTATGACAGAGATTGACAGTAGCAATGTTTTTGATACTGTCGGGAGAAATGCCGCCGGTGCATATTACAAAGTAATTACCACAGCTAGAACCGGGGATTCAATACGGGTAAATTTTACAGTAAGCGTAGCAAACCGAGTTGTGGATGTGATTATTTATCGCCCCGGATCAGGCGGTACGCTTTCATTTGATGTACTGGGCAAGACGAGCAATACTGCGGGATATGTGCCTTCTGCTGTTACCTCCGCAATTAACACTACCGGTGGTGGGGTGCTATGCACTTATGTAAGCGGTGCTTATAATAACTTTGCTTCAACCTCGGTTTCTGCGGGTTACACAAAATTTGGTTCTGATACTGTAGTTACGTCTCTTGCGGAAAAGTTTTCTGCAACTGCATTGTCTTCTGAAACAGTAACGTGGACAGATAGTACAAACCCTTACCAGTACTATATTGCTTACGACGTAGCAATAAAAGACACAAGCGCAGCAACCACCAATTACGAATTTCAACCATTTAGCCGAGGCATTGGCCGTGGCATAGCTAGAGGAATCGCATAAATGACTCCGATTTGGGCACCTTTCGGCGCGGCGTTTACTTTCCGTGCCCCAGTTGTTAAAACAGCAACTACCAATTACGCCGTCTTTGCTGATTGGGGCGTAAGCGGCCCCGCTGCCGGTGATGTAAAGGTAATTAAAGATGGCGCTTCGCTTGCCAACATCACGACGCTGCCATCGATTTACAGTACATCTTACGTGTGGGCATTCAGTTTGTCGGCAAGTGAGATGGCGGCGGATGAGATCATCGTTCAAGTGGTCAACAGGACATATCTGACCGACCAGATGTTTCGGATTATCACGCTTCCGCAAGGAGCCGTTCGGAGCCGTCTTGCGCAGGCTGGCGCTTCTACTACAATTACTCTGGATACTGGCGCTACTGCAACCGACGCCATATACAACGGCAACATCGTTTCAATTATTGCTGGTACCGGCGCGGGTCAAAATAGAGTTATTACCGGGTATGTTGGTTCAACCAGAGTGGCGACAGTTGATAGCGCATGGGCAGTCACTCCTGATGCAACGTCTGTCTTTGCGCTGTTCCCCCAAGGTATTATTGGACTATCTTCGACGCAAGTTGAAAGTGCTGTTATGGATAAAGCAGATGGCATTGAAACCGGTCTTACTATGCGCCAATCGCAACGGCTTCAATCTTCTGTTCTGGTTGGTCGCCGCTCGGGTACTGGGTCTGGTACTGAAGTCTTTAACGCGGCTGTTACTAACGCTAAAGCTCGTGTGACTGCTACAATTGATGGCAGCGGAAACCGCACCAACGTGACCACCGACGCCACCTGATTATGACTACGACGGGCACTACCACGTTTTCGCCTACAATCAACGAGCTTTTTGAAGAAGCCTTTGAACGTGCGGGCGCGGAAATGCGTAGCGGATATGACTTCCGTACTGCCCGTCGTAGTTTAAATCTGCTGACAACAGAATGGTCGAATCGTGGCGTGAATTTATGGACCATTGACAGTGGGTCTATTCCGCTTGTGGCGGGTACCGCTACATATAACCTGCCGGTTGATACTGTTGACCTGATTGAACACGTAATTCGGCAGAATGTGGGTAATACTTCTACCCAGACTGATATTAATATCAACCGTATTTCTGTTTCTACATACTCCACGATCCCGAATAAACTGTCGCGTGGGCGTCCGATTCAGATTTATATTAACCGACAGTCTGGTGAATCGACTCCTACGGGCATTCAGTACCCTACGGTGACTGTTTGGCCTGTTCCTAGCGACGGAAGCTACACCCTTGTTTACTGGCGGCTTCGTAGATTGTCGGATGCAGGCAATGCTGTTAACACGGCAGATATTCCGTTCAGGTTTTTACCGGCTCTGGTGGCTGGGCTTGCCTACTATATTGCTATGAAGATCCCCGGCGGTATGGAACGCTTGCAAGTCCTGAAGGCCATTTACGACGAACAATGGGATCTGGCTTCTGGGGAAGATCGTGATCGTTCTTCTGTAAGATTTGTGCCAAGAATAATGCGGTAAGTCATGCCATCTGATCTTGTTCTTGCTTGGGCTTCGGGGTTTTTCGACGGGGAAGGTTGCGTCGTTGTTGAACTATCTAAAAGCCCAGCATCAGCCGCAGGATATAGAACATCGCTCCATGCTACTGTCACACAAACTAGCATTCCTTGCTTAGAAATATTTGTTAAGCATTTTGGTGGGGCAATTAAAACATATCAGTTTACTTCCCCAAATAGTACCCGATGGGCTGTTCAATATACATGGGCTGTTAGAAACGAAAAAGCCCTAGAATTTATAAAAGCTATTCGTCCTTTCAGTGTTGTTAAAGCTTCGCAAATCGATGAGGCGCTTAAATACCCTTTCCTCTCTGAAGATGGCAAAAAATACGGTAATAGGGGAAATCCATTGCCAAAGCATATTTGGGAAGAACGGTTACGAATCAGGTTAGCATTACAAGACCTCCGAGCAGCCTCTAAAACAAAAGCAGCCTACAGATATGCCGAATAAGTTCAGTTCCGGCAAATATGCCATAGCACAATGCGACCGTTGTAGTTTTCGGTTTAAATTATCCAAGCTTAGAACGCTTGTAATTAAGACAAAGAATGTTAATATTCGCGTATGTCCAGAATGTTTTGAGGCCGATCACCCGCAGCTAAAACTCGGAATGTTCCCGGTTAACGATCCGCAAGCTGTCAGAAATCCAAGGACTGATACTAGCTACCCTGAAAGCCGTAGCTATATTGAACCACTATATGTCGGTGCAGGAATAGCGTTCTCAGTTGGTGTTTTAAATGATATTTCTCCAACGTCTACATCTATTTCGTATTTTTCTGGCGGTCTTTTTGCAGGCGGGTTATTCAAGGGCGGGTTTTTTAATACGTCTTCTTCTTACGTCCCCCCGCCTTCAGTAGGCGTTGGTTATTTCTCCGGTGGTATGTTTAGCGGCGGTATGTTCGCCAGCAAATATTTTTAAGGTGATTCAAATGGATACGAAAAGCGCACTCAAGGCCCACATGGCTAAAGGCATGAAGTCGGCTCATCCGGACAGCAACGTCAAGAAGATGAAAGCCGGTGGCCCGACCTCGATGGACCGTAAGACGATGGGTAAGAATATGGCCCGCGTTGCAAACCAGAAGGGATCGAAATGAAATCGACCATGACCAAGAAAGGCCCGGACGTTAACGCCCCCAGCGCCGGTTATCCTCAGACGGACATCGATAAAGACGGCATCTGGGTCAAGGGTAAGTACCCGGCTGGTACGCCTAATAACAAGCACATGAAAGCTCGTGGGACCGGTGCGGCTACCAAGGGTCTGATGTTTCTGAACAATACGGTTCCTAAGTAAGCATGAACTATTCAGAACTCGTTGCTGAGATTACCTCCTACACGGAGAATGCGTTTGCCACGTCGGACATTAATACGTTCATCACGCAGACTGAGCAGCGGGTTCTTAATTTTGTTCAGCTTCCGGCATCGTGGCAAATCACCACACTGACTGCAACGTCCGGGGCACCGGTAGTAACACTGCCTAGTGATTACCTAGCCATTTTTTCAGTGGCTATTATCGACGGTAGTGGTAACCAAACGCAGCTATTGAATAAAGACTATAGCTTTTTGCGGGAAGCGTTTCCTAACCCCTCTGCTACGGGTGTGCCGGTCAACTACGCACTTAGCGGCGATTATCAAATTACGCTAGCGCCTACCCCAAACGCTACTTACCCGGTATCTTTCACGTACTTCGGCTACCCGAACTCGATCACTACGGCGGGTACTAGCTGGCTTGGAGATAACTTCTCATCTGTTCTGTTGTACGGATCACTCGTGGAAGCCTATACGTTTATGAAAGGCGAAACGGAACTTATCCAGCTTTACGACACTAAATTCAAAGAAGCCCTCGATTTGCTGAAAAATCTTGTTGATGGTAGGAATCGTCAAGACTCTTATCGCGGTGGTCAAGTCCGTTACCCGGTGAAATAATGGCCTCACAAATTCAATGTAATTCTTTCAGCTTAGAACTTTATAAGGCTATCCATGACTTTACAGCGGGTACTGGCGACGTTTTTAAACTGGCCCTCTACACTTCGGCTGCGTCACTATCCGCAAACACGACTGCTTATTCCACGACGAACGAATCTTCAGGTACTGGGTACACTGCTGGCGGTGTGGTGCTGACTAGTGTGACCCCGGTTCTAGTTATTGACCCAGTAACAGGCGTAAAAGTAGTAGTTTCTACGTTTGCTAATCCTACAATTTATTCCGTAGCAATAACCTATCGTCAAGCTCTTATTTACAATTCATCTAAAGCTAACCGTGCAGTGGCTGTATTCATCTTCGACTCTGACCGTGTGATAAACAGCGGCGATGTTACTTTCCAGATGCCAGCGCCTAATGCTAGCAGCGCACTCCTGCGGGGACTCTAATGGCTTCAACATATTCAACTAGGCTGCGCCTTGAGCTTATGGGATCGGGCGATCAGTCCGGTACGTGGGGCACGACGACTAACACAAATCTCGGTACGCTAATTGAAGCTGCGATTGCTGGCCGTGCTGCGGTTTCGATGACTGATGCTGACTATACGCTGACGACCGCTAACGGTACTGCGGATGAAGCGCGGAACATGATTCTGAATATTTCCGGTGCGCTGACTGCCACTCGGAACGTGATCTGCCCCGCTGTATCTAAGCTTTATGTTGTCAAGAACGCCACGACCGGCGGACAGAGCATCATCCTCAAAACATCTGCGGGCACGGGCGTAACTATCGGAAATGGTTTTACTTCGCTTGTGTTCTGCGATGGAACTAATGTTGTTGAGGGGATTCGTAGGATTGGGGATCTAACAATTGCGGGTTCGATGGACGTATCGGGGGATGCGCTGTTTGGTACTACAACTACATCCGGCTCCGTGAGCAACATCAAGAAAACCGTTGGTGGAATCTTTTCGACTGTTAATGGTTCGACCGCTGGTGCTTTAGCTGGGACGGCAGTGACTCTTTTTACAATCCCCAGTGTGAGTGTGTCCACTTGGTTGGTTTCGGTACAGCTAGATGCCGCCGATACGCCTAATTATTCAGCGTTTGCGGTAGTATCTACACAAAATAACTCCGTAAGAATTCTGTCTAATGTCGCCGGTGCACTTTTGACAATTAGCAATAGCGGGCTAAGTATTCAGGGTACGCAAAACAGCGGAGTCACAACTACGATTTATTGGTCCGCAATCAGGATCATGTAACGGTTTAAGATGAAAACAAGCGCCGCCGGTATAGCAATCATTAAGCGTTGGGAGGGTTTGCGCCTTCGCGCTTATCTATGCACCGGCAAGCGGTGGACTATCGGTTGGGGCACTACCGTCTATCCGAACGGGCGCAGAGTCAGGCCGGGTGATACCTGTACCGTTCAGCAGGCTGAAGAATACTTCGCGCATGACATAGCAGCGTTTGAAGCAAAAGTGTTCAGCATGATTCGTGTGCCGGTAACACAGAACCAATTCGACGCCTTAGTATCGTTTGCCTACAATGTGGGCGAGGGTAAGGACGGCCTGCTTACTTCCACGCTTCTTCGGCTCCTTAATGCCGGAGATTATGCTGGCGCTGCCGGTCAGTTCAAACGCTGGAATCTAGCGGACGGCAAGGTTTCGCAAGGTCTTATTAACCGCCGCGCTTCTGAGCGGGATCTTTTCCTTAGCCCTACAAAACCCAAGGCTGTGAAACTTATTTCAGAACCACAAGTTATTGAGGATAAACCCATGCTCCCCGTCCTTACCGCACTTCTCCCTACGATCATTGGGATGATCCCCAGTCTTACAAAAGTTTTCACGGACGGGACTTCGGTTACTGACCGCAATCTTGTTGTTGCTCAAAAGGTTGGCGAACTAATCGTTGATGCTACAAACTCAACCAATCTTCAGCAAGCCGTTGAGACAATGCAAACCAACCCCGAGGCTTTGCAGGCTGCTAATGCAGCAGTGTCGGCTTCTTGGTTTGAGCTTGTTGAATCGGGCGGTGGTGGCATCGCGGGTGCGCGTGAGTATTCGCTTAAAGCCGCTTCTGGTGGTGCTGACTTCTGGAAGATGCCTGCATTCTGGGTCACTGTAATGTTGATGCCGCTTTTGTATGGCACCGTGTATCTTGTATTGACAGGTGACGCTACTTCGTTTAGTTCGGAAGTTCGTGCTGCAATTGCTTCGGCGGTAGTAACAGGAGTGCTTGGTGGCTGCATTGGATTCTGGCTCGGCTCTTCGTATACGACTTCCAAGTCCCGTGGGCTTGGTTCAGAGCCAACTCAAAAGCCGCAATAAGACATGAACCCGATACGCATTATCCCAGTTGATAGTGCGTTTAAGACGCTGATTGATCTTCAGTTAGAGTGCCTGCCCGGTGACGAACCAGAAATACCCAAAGCAGGAAGCTGGTGGTGGCTGGCGATAGATGAAGATGGTAAGGCAGTTGGGTTCGCAGGGATGCGCCCTTCAGATCGGTGGCAACAGACTATCTACCTTTGTCGTGCGGGTGTTCTTCCCGCTTATCGTGGGCAAGGTATTCAAAAACGCCTGATAAAGGCGCGACTCGCTAAAGCCCGTGCGCTCGGCAACTCCCACGCAATCACTGATTGCACAACCGAAAATCCCGCCTCTGCCAGAAGCTTGATAAAAGCTGGGTTCAGACCTTACTGGCCTAAGGCTCCGTGGGGCTTGCCTCACAGTATTTATTGGATCAGAAAACTGTAATGTCTAATAAACCCACTATTCCAGATAATATTATTGCGGATACCATGCGGGCACTAAAGAGTCCCGTAAAAGTTGCAAAAGAACTTAATGTAACGGAAAGATGGGTATACCGAAGGTTAGCAAGGATTGAAGCAGACACCGGGGAAAACTTTAAAGTAGAAGGGAAGACAACCCATAAACGGGCGCAGTACCAACCCGAATATGACTCACTGGAACTCACGGTAAAAGATTCAGTGATGGTAATGTACTCGGACGCTCACTTCTGGCCGGGGCTTGATTCCTGTGCTAACCGGGCGCTGCTTAAACTTCTGCCTGAGATCAGGCCAAACTGGGTCTGGGATCTGGGGGATAGCCTTGATGCGGCCAGCGTCAGTAGGCACCCGCCGACCGGTTGGACTGACATGCCAAAACTCGCCGTCGAGCTTGAGGCGATGCTGATGGCAAAAAGGAAGATCAAGGAGGTATCGAAAGGAGCCAGCCACGCAATGATTCACTCAAACCATGCGGCTAGGTTTGACAAGTACTTTGCGATGAACGCCAGCGAGGCGAAAGGCATTCGCGGCACCCGGCTTCGTGACCACGTTGAAGAGCCAATCTATCTTCGGGTGATTATCAACGACCACACCCTGTTGATCCATGGGATGCGTTACGGAATTCACGCCCAGTACAACAACGTGCAGATGGCGCACATAAGCACAATCAGCGGACATCTTCATTCACAACAGTACAGACCCAGAACCACGCTTTCAAAAGTCAATGCTGGGACAAACACGATTTACGGCGTTGACGTTGGGACTTTGGCTGCGGTGGATGGTCCGCAATTTGATTATCGTCAGGGCACTCCTTCTGATTGGCGCAGCGGTTTTGCTGTGATCACTTTCAAAGACGGGATTCTCATGCCGCCCGAGTTTTGTACCGTGATCAGTGAGGATAAGGAGCTAGTTTTCTTCCGTGGCAAAGCGGTCACACTATAGTTATAATCTTGTCATGCCCCTTAAAAAGATCCAATTTACGCCCGGAGTAAACCGCGAGTCTACGAGCTACGCGGCTGAAGGCACTTGGTACACCTGCGACAAGGTGCGCTTTCGTTCGGGCTATCCGGAAAAGATCGGCGGCTGGACGCGGGTAAGGGCTTCAGACGGTACAGTTAATACGTTTAGCCTTGGCACCGCCCGGTCGATGGTCTGCTGGGGAACGATTGCCGGTTTTATTAATACGGGTATAGGCACTAACATCAAGTATTACGTCGAGAACGACGGTACTTATTACGACATCACGCCGATCCGGTTGTCGCTAACGCTGGGGAACAACCCCTTTACGTCATTAAATGGCCTATCTACGGTAACTGTTGCGCATACTGCGCATGGCGCGGTTGCGGGGGATTACGTTACGTTCTCTGGGGCTACGACGTTTGCCGGTATTCCTGCGGTAAATCTGAATACTCAGTTTGCGATCACTTCGATTACGGATGCAAACAATTACGTCATAACGCTTAGCGTTAATGCTACTAGCGGAACTACGGGGGGCGGCGCGGCAGTTGTCGCGGCTTATCAACAGCCGGTCGGGTCTGCTACTGCGTCTACAAGTAACTCAGGCTGGGGCGCTGGTACTTGGGGTGGATTTTATGCGTCCGGTGCGCCGTCTAATACCGGCTGGGGCACTGCGATCTCTAACGTAAGTTTGGCTATCCCCTTGCGGATCTGGAACCATCATAACTACGGGCAGAACCTGCTTTATGGTCCGCGTGGCGGCAGTATTTATTACTGGGATGCTAGTAACCTTCCGGCAAATTATTCCACTAGAGGGATACTGCTTTCTGCTGCTTCAACCGCTGCGGGCTTTACCGGTGCTGATGTTCCGCTCACCAACAACAAGATTCTGGTATCTGAGGTTCACCGTATTGGCTTGGTGTTCGGCACAAACGCTTATGGGTCTGCTTCATATGATCCGATGCAGATTCGCTGGTCAGATCAGGACAACATCTTTCAATGGACGCCAACAATCACTAATCAGGCTGGTGGTGTAAGGTTGTCCTCCGGTACAAAGATTATTACTGCGGCTTCTACAAAACAAGAAATTGTTGTTTGGACCGATTCGTCTGTTTATTCGATGCAGTATACTGGCGCTCCATATGTGTGGAATCTATCGATGCTGGCAGATAATATTTCGATTGCATCCCCACAAAGTGCCACACCCGTCAACAACATCATGTACTGGATGGGCGCGGACAAGTTCTATATGTACTCTGGTCGGGTAGAGACGCTACCTTGCTCAGTTCGTGGTTATGTATTCGGAGACATAAATCGTCAGCAGCTTGACCAAGTTGTGTGTGGCACTAACGAAGGTTTTGCAGAAATCTGGTGGTTCTATCCGTCGTCGCAGTCGAACATCAATGATCGGTATGTGGTGTTTAATCACCTAGATAAGGTCTGGTACTACGGTTCGATGCAGCGCACGGCTTGGTTGGATAGTGGCATCCGTCCGTTCCCGATGGGCATTAAAGATAACGCGATCCTGTTTCATGAAAACGGTAACGATGACGGCAGCACTGCCACTGCCACGGGGATCAACGCTTATATTGAGTCTGCTGACTTTGATATTGAAGACGGGGACAGGTTCGGGTTTATTCGCCGAATGATCCCTGACGTTACGTTTAGCAATTCGACTTCTATCAATCCAGCAGCAACGATTGTGCTAAAGCCCAAAGCTTTTCCGGGTGAAAACTACAGTGCTGAGCCGCCGCAGTCTGTGATTCGTTCTTATCAATACCCTGTAGAGCAGTACACCACACAGGTCTATGTTCGGGTTCGCGGCAGGCAGTTGGCGTTCAGGATTGAGAGCGATGCGCTTGGTACGTGGTGGCAGCTTGGCGCTACCCGGATTGATATCAGACCCGACGGGCGTAAAACGTGAGTTCTTCTAATATTCCGGCCCCGCGTCTACCCACGCCGCCTAATGACTACCTACCTGAATACTTTAATCAGTTGGTGCGGGCGCTCAACGCTTATTTTGTGCAGTTGCAAAACCCCGGCCCTGTGCAGGCTACTACAATTAATGTAGCAAGGTTTGACCCGCAGACCGGCGCGAGAACCATAGGTTTAGTGTTTTCGACCAACAGTTCAGGTAATACAACCGCCAGCGCGACTCATATTTCTGTGGATGACGTAACCGGGTTTAACGCTACCGGCGGCTATGGGATGATTAAAGAAGCCACCGGGACAAACAGAAAGTATCGTAAGTTTACTTATACGGGTAAGACCGTTGCTACGGGTGCGGGCGACCTTACAGGCGTTGTTTTTATTGCCGGTACATCCCAGTCTTACCCATTACATTCAACGGTGACCGCTTCGGCATTAACGGGGGATCTGTTTTACGATCCTTTTTACGGTCACCAAGTTTACGTTGTTCAGTAGAGGTTAAAAATGCCTTTTATTCCAAACGAAGACGGCGGCGGTCGCTGGGTTGATGACAATGAGTCACAACAACAGTATCTTATGGGCTACGTTCCGGGTGAGGGCGGGGGCGGTGGTTACAGTCAGATCCTTAATCCCAACTATGCTCCGACTCAAGAGACGCTGGACACTCAGGCTAGAAATGAGGCGGCGCTCGCTGAGTGGTACAAGACTCCCGAGGGGCAAGCGCAAATTGCCAGCCAACCAAGCTCTTACAAAAGTCGGGGATTTATTGGTGACTTCGTACGGGACGTTAGTAAAAGTCCTGTTGGCCTTGCTGCGTTAACCGGAGTCTCTTTTGGTGCGCTGCCTCTGCTGGCGTCTTACCTTGGTGCCGGAGGTATCGGTGCTGCTAGCGCAGGTGTTCCTAGCGTTGGGGCTGGTCTTGCTGCTGAAGGTGCTGGAGCAGGGCTTGGAAGTTTCCTGACTGGTGCGGGCGCACCGGGATTTGCTACTACTGGGGCCTTAACACCGGCTTTTGGTGGCGCTACGTTTGGCGCTCCCACTGCGCTTACAGGAGTGATGGGCGGTGCTTTGCCCGCTGCCGCTGGTGCTTCTGGTGCTACTTCCGGTATAGCAAAACTTGCTGAGGCGATGGGGATTAATAAAGCCGCTGAGATGCTTGGTATGGACCCTAGCACTTTGATGAAACTCGCGGGTGGTTTAGGTACTGCCGCAATTACGGCAGCGGCTAATAGAGGTAGTGGTAATTCTGCCCCGCTTGCGCGAACGGGTTTCCAAGGTCAGATCGACCCGAACGCACTAAAGTATGTAGGCAATAACCAATACATTAAGAACCCAGTTGTGAAGGCCGCTGCTGGTGGTGGGATCAAGGGCTTAGGTATGCAAGGTATGGCCCCGATTGAATACAGCGCGGGGGGTAAATATCTCAATGGCCCCGGCGATGGAATGTCTGATAATATTAAGGCTAACATCGAGGGCAAACAAGAAGCCCGCCTTGCAACTTCTGAGTTTGTACTCCCTGCTGATGTAGTATCCCATATTGGGAATGGGTCTTCTGAAGCAGGTGCAAAGAAGCTCCACGCTATGATGGACAGGATAAGAATGGCTCGGACAGGGACCAAAGAGCAAGGTAAACAAATTAAAGCCGAGAAGTATCTTCCAGCATGAGCGCCCGTGGACCCCGGTACATAGCACAACAGAATGGGGAACCATTCTATAAAACAGATAAGCCTTGCTCGCGGGGGCACGTTTCTCTACGGGTGACATCAACCGGAACGTGTACTAAATGTAAGCGAGAACAAGAAAAACAACGGTATTATGCAAACCCAGACAAACGCCGGAAGAATTCAGAGAAGTTTTATGCTAGACACAGTGAAACAATTAAGGCAAAACGCAGAGAAGCATATGCCGCTAACCCAGAAAAAGAGCGGGAAATCGCCAAACAACGCAGCCGTGAATGGCGTGCAAAAAATCCCGGCCATAGAAACGCTTTAAAAAGAAAGTATGTGGCTGACAAAGGGTTAAGAACCCCTAAATGGGCGGATCTTTCTGCAATAGTAAACTTTTATAGAGCTTGTCCTAAAGGGTTTCATGTGGATCATATTTACCCTTTGCGCGGTAGACTAGTATCTGGGCTTCATGTTCTGGAAAACTTGCAGTATCTTCCGGCAATAGAAAATATGCGTAAAAATAACCGGTACTCCCCGGCTTAAAGGATAAAAAATGGCTAGCGATATTCTTGGCAATCCCATTGAGCAGGGACAAACCTACGGCAACACTATCTCAAACTGGGCATCCCCATATGTCCAGAATATGCTTGAGCGGACCGGTGCGCTTTCTCAGCAACAATATCAACCGTATAGCGGGCAGCGGGTCGCTGACTTTAGTGGCCTTCAGAACCAAGCCTTCCAAGGTATCGGTAGCCTCCAAGCATATAAGCCGATGCAGTATCAAACCCAGTCTTGGAATGCTCCGGGTATAGTGCAGTCATTTATGTCACCTTATCAGCAGGGTGTAACTGACATTGCCGCACGGGAAGCCAACCGCCAAGCAGATATTCAGCAGACCCAACTAGGTAGAGCCGGTGCAGATACCGGGTTCGGTGATCGGTTCCGTTTGGTTCAGGCCGAGGGTGATCGCAACCGTGCGCAACTGCTGAATGATATTCAGACCAAGGGACTGCAAGGTGCCTACACCGCTGGACAGAATCAGTTCAACACTGAGAACCAGAACAACCTGTACACCCAACTAGCCCAGAATCAAGCTAATTTCCAAGGTTATCAGACGGGTATCGGTGCGCTGGATAAAATGTTTGATTATGGTGGGGCACAGCAGGCGAACGCGCAGAAGGGTCTGGACGTTGGTTACGAAAATTATCAGACCGCGCAGAAGTTCCCGTATGAGAATCTACGGTTCCAGAAAGATATGTTGAGTGGGCTTCCGGTAGCCAGCCAGAATTTGAGTACCACTTATGCGCCGCCTAACCCTTGGTCGCAGGCTATCGGTGCCGGGGTTACTGGATACGGGATTCTTGATAGCCTCTATCCGAGTCCAAGGAGGCCGGGATGAACTTGTCTTCTAAAGAACTCGCGGCTTTCCCTCAAGGTAAGCTCAATGAACTAGAGAACCCCAACAAACGTGCGATGTATGGCGCGATGGGTATCAATGTCGGCAATGTTCAGGAAGCGCAGGGGATTAAGTCGATTCTGCAAAGCGCGGTTGCAGGGCAAGGTGCGCAGCAAGCGGCTCCCGGCGGGTCTATTGTTGACCGTATAGCAGAAGAAGCGTTTGCCCAATACCAAGAAAAAATAATGGCGCAGAAACAGCAAGAAGAAATGCTTGCTCAGCATCAAGAAAGAATGGACGCAGTTAAGAATTTTCGTGAAGATCAACAGCGCCAGATGGCTGAAGAAAACGGTGTCGGTTCACTGCCTGTGCCCGACCAAGAATACGCCGAGGGCGGGATCGTTCCTTTTGTTAAAGGCGGGCAACCGAAAGTTGCTGCTAAAGAAAAAAGTTGGGAAGAAGCCGCGCTTGAGGCGGGAAAAGAACAAGCCGCAGATTATATGGCGGCATACCCTAAACCTGAGCAGATCGATAGGGAAGCTATATTTAATAGGGCTTTTGAATCGAATCAAGAAATGGGTAAGCCTTACGTAGATAAGATGAATTCACTTATTGAAAAGATGCGCCCTGATGCTGAAGGTACTAGAAATACAAATCGATCCAATGCAATCATTCAGGCGGGCCTTGCGATGATGCAGGCGCGTGGCGGTCCCGGTTTTGCTGGCGGTCTTGCGGGTATTGCGGGCGGGGCACAACGAGGACTTAACCAATATCAGGAAAGCGAACAGGCTCTACAAAACCAACTTCATAAGCACCAAGCTTTTGAGATGGAAGGAATTAAAAACGAGCTTGGTATGCGCAAAGACGACCTTCGGTATGCGCAGGGTATGGCGGAAGAAGCCCGTAAAGAATTTGGACTCAATTCTAGGGAACACACAAAAGCCCTAGCTCAAGCTGGACAAATCCAAAGAGACGTTATGCGGCTTGCCACTGAAGCAGAAAAGCTTCGCCAAAAAGAAGCCGATGCTATCCGCAGAGCAGAAAATGATACCCGTAAGCTTGAAATTTTAGCGGCTAGAGGTGGCGGCGGTGGCGGCGGTGGCGGCGCAGGAAACAGGGCTTTGGAATGGGACCGTCGTCAAGCTCTTGCAGAGTATAGAAAAATTCTTTCAACTCCGGATCATCCTGCTGCACAAGCGTTTAAAAAAGAAATTAGGCAATCTCCTGAATATAAAGCTGCGGACGATGCAGGGATGAAACGTATGTTAGTAGAAGGTTTGCCATCATACGCGGCTAATTGGGTTGAAACCAATTTTGCTATTCGGCCTTACCCTGATGCGGCTGGTATTAAATCAGTAGCGCCCACTGCACCCGCCGCCCCCGCTAAAGGTAATGGTTATTCATGGAACCAGATTAAATAAAATATGCCTTATAACCTTAGCTTACCCGACGGAACTTTGGTACGTGATATTCCGGATGAAGTTCGTCCGGAAGAAGCTAAGATGCGCCTGTCTGTTTCGCTTGCGGGTAAACATGGCATCAAGAAAGACGAAGGGTCTAACTTTCAAGCGGCGATTCAGCGGGGGGCGGCTAACACGCTTGGTATTGTTCCAGCGTTGTATGGTGCAGTAACCGGGAAGTATGGTAAGGAAGCGCCGCTTTATGAAACTACTGAGGCGCTAAAGAAGTCTGCGGATGAGCTTGAATCACCCTCGCTCAAACTTAAAAAATATGTTGTTGACCAAGCTATTACCAAAGCTGGTAAAGAAGGGCTTGGCTCTGAGTTCATTGAGACTGTCAAACAACTAGCAACTAATCCTACAGTCACGGCGTACAAACTTGCCGAGATGATCCCTGATCTTGCTGCCACTATCGGTACAGGTGGTGTCGGGGTGTTGGCAGGTAGAGCAGTTGCCACGGCAGGTAAACTCGCAGCAGAAGAAGCCGCTAAGAAAGCCGCCAAGTACGGAACCCGCGCTGCTATCGGTGAAGCTGCCATTGCGGAAGGCTCATCTACTGGCAACGAAGTCTATGATGAAGTTTATAACCTAGAACTTAAAAAGAAGACGCCGGAAGCTGAAGCAAGGCGAATTGCCACAAGTGCTGCAAGGAAAGGTCAAGCCGCTCAAACCGGGATCTCTGGTCTTACTGCGGCTGTTTTGCCGGGTATTGAGAAGTCGTTCTTCCGCCCGAGCGGCGCTAAGCTCACTAGAAGTATCCTTGGTGAAGGCGGTCAGGAAACCCTTGAGGGTGTATCAGGGCAGGGCATCCAGAACATCGCGGCACAAGGTTCGGATCAGAGCATCCCGTTGTCTCGGGGCATTGGCCGTGCTGCGGCTGAGAGCGCGGTCCTTGGTGGTCTTGCCGGTGGTGCTGCTGGTATCCCTAGTGCCCTGCGTGCTAACCGAGTACAGACCGAAGCTGATGTGGCAGAGTATGCCAAGAAGCAAGCCGAGGCCGAGGCACTGAAGGCCCAAGAAACCGCAGCCGCCCCGCCGGTTGAAGAACCGAAAGTAGCTAAGCCCAAAGCCCCTAAAAGGGCCGATGTATCTGCGTTGCTTGGTGAGTTGGTTCTTAATAATCCCGACCGCAAGGGCGAGATTGACCCGCTGATTGAGTCGCTGGAAAAGATCAAGGGCAACAACAAAGCTGCTAAAGCCGCTCGCGCTGAGATCCTTACCAAAGCCGAAGAGCTTAAAGCCAGTATTGAGGAAAGCAAACAACAGGCGGAAGCACAGAAACAGAAGATTGATGATACAGTCTCTGTCGCTAATATATTAGACCCCAATGCCACAGCCGAAGCAGTCGCAAGATCAGGAGTCACCAATGAGCCAAGTGGAACCGAAGTCACAGCCCCGGACGTTGACGCTGGAGGAAATCTCGCTAGCGTGGACTTGGCTGGAAGCGCCGCCCGGTTGCCCGATTCCGGAGAAGTTCAAGCACCTGCACCCGGTGGAATGGCTCAGCCTGTCAGCAATGTTGCAGCAACTGATGTCGGAGCGGGATCAGAGCAGCCTGCACTAACACAAACTCAAGAACCGATCCAAGGGACTGTCAATGAACAAGCCGCGATCCCTGACGCCGCCGCCCCAGCCGTTCCAGTCACTGAAGCGCAAGCTGAAGCAGCCCCTAACGTCAGTAGTGCCGCCGAAGCCCCAGTCGCTCAAGCAGAAGATGGGCAACGAGAGTCCGAGGAAAAAGCAGCCGCTAAGGGTAAGGTAGAGCTAAAGACGTTCTCAGGGGAGGATATCCCCCTTGCTACGAAGACTGTTCGTAGTGGTCTGTCTACTCGCATCAGCAATGCCGCTAAGGCGCTAGGCAATAAGTTCAAAATGAGTGGCCGTGATATCACTTTCACACCGAAAGTAGATAGGCAGACTCTTGCGACCAAGCTTAACGAGGCTATCAGTAAGCCGATCAAGCAGCGTTCTGTTGAAGAAAAAGCAATCTACGCTTACGCCGCCGCTGCGCAGCAAAACACCCCCGATGCTAATGCGCTGGATGTACTCCGGTATCTGGCGTTTGAACTGACACCCGACAATAGAGAAACTGTTGGCTCTGATAAGTCAATACAGAATGCCCTCAAGTGGGTGAACGATAACGTCGGTCCCGAAGCCGTCGCAGAAGTTAAACGCGCCGCTGAAGAAACTAATGCCAAGCTTGGCAGGATCGAAGAGCGAGAAGAGCGGGCTACATCCGAAGCAGGTAAAGAAGCCAAGCGAAAGGCTGCTGAAAACAAAGCCCAAGGAAAGCAGAAAGAAGCCGCCGAGAAAGAAAAGCAAGCGGATAAAACTGATCTTAGAAGGATGCTCAAGCAGATCGTAGCGGACTACCCATCGTCTACTAGAGGAATTATTGCGTTCCGTTTACTTGAGATTCCTAATCCTCCTAAAGTTGCCTATGCAAAAGTAAAAGGCGCAGCAGCTAAGTTCGATCCTGATAGCAACACAATAACGATTGATCCTGAGCAAGTAAGTGAAGACGTTATTCTTCACGAGGCTACCCACGCCTACATCGATCACATGATCGACAATCCGGACAAACTAAACGCTGGTCAGAAGTTGGCACTGTCTAGGTTGAATGATCTATTCAATACGCTACCTGCTGATATCAGAAACGAATACAACGCGAATACTCTTAAAGAGTTCGTAGCTCAGGCTATGAGCGATGCTGATTTCCAGAAAGTGCTGCGTGCGACAAAGGTTCCATCAAGGACGTTCTCTTTCTTTAGAGAATTTGCAAGGAACGTTGCCAGCATCTTTGGTATTAATCCCGGCGGAAATGCGTTTACCGAAGCTCTAGATGTAATCGATCAATTACTGTCTGCACCCAGCGCCAAGATGAAAGGCGTAGGGGTATCGTACGCACGCAACCAAAAGAACCCATCGTTCGGTGGGGAAACGGTTGATGTCTCGCCGCCTAAAGTTGAAGCACCGAAAGTAAAGGAAGGGCGTAAGACCAACGCGGCTAAAGAAGCTCGCAAGCAGAACCTGAGAATCTTTGCCGACAAGCCGCTTAGTTTCTTTAACCGGATGGTTACGAAGCTTCAGAACAACCTGCGCCCGATCAAGTTGCTCCAAGAGTCTATGGAGAAGGCGGGGGTGCTTGACCCCACGTTGAACCTGTACCGTGCCATGACTCTACAGTCTCGGTCAGAAGCTATTGCCAATGAGTTCGTTACCCCGCTGATTAATCAGCAAAAGAAAAACCTCAAGGCATACGCTGCCGCTGCCGGTCAGAAGCTGGAAGATGCCTACAACTCGATTGGGTATTACCTTGTTGCACTGCACGAACCCGAGCGTAGGGCTACGCTTTTCTATGAACAGAAAGCGGCGCTGACTAAAGAAAACGAAACCGCCCGTGACGAACTCAAGGGCAAGATTGCTTCTGAAAAAGATCCTGCTAAAGCCAAGGCGCTCTACAAACAGCTTATCGACTTGGTAGACAATGATCCAGATGTCAAGGCAAAGATCGAGGCGGCTAAGCAAGCCGGAGAGAACTACCTAGACAGCGATGATTTTATGGTCGCCGGTATGTCCACCGCACAGATCAAGGACATCAATGCAAGGATGGATGCAGCGATTGCCAAGAATCCGAAGCTCAAGCCAATCGTTGATGCAATAAGCGCGACCCAGCGAGAACTTAATACCACCCAGATGAAGCTGGAGGGCGATTCCAAGCACGCCCCGGTCTACCTCAAGAACCTCATCGATGCACGGGGATGGAAAAACTACGTCCCGTTCCGTGGTCTGCCGCTTGTCGAAGAAAACGTTGAAGAACTTGATATAGAAGATAAGTCTGGTGGCATCCTGAGCTATGCAGAGGAAGGTGCCAAGGGTCGTAAGACTGCCTTTGAAAACGTGATCCTACGTTCTTTCGCAGATACCAAGCGGGCGGCTTCGCACATCACCCGGCAAGAGCTAACCCAGACCGTCCGCAATCTTGTGGACAAGGGTTATATCAACGGTAAGATCATCTCTAAAGTTACGTTCAAAGATCAGTTCTTGAAGACCGCCGCCGGTAAGTTGAAGCAGGGTGACCAGTACGTCTATCATCGTAACGACAAGGGTGAGATCGAAGTAATCCGGATTGACGACAACGTTATGTCCCGTGCCATTGCTCGGACCTACAAAGACGTTAGCCCCCTTACTAGCTACATTGGTGAAATCACCCGAAGGATTGCGCAGGGATTTACCTTGTACAACCCGGCCTTCTGGTACAACAACTACTTCACCGACATGATGACCAACTTCGGTTTCTTCACCGCGCATTATGGTGTTGGAGCAGGGGCTAAGTATGCGGCACAAGCCGCAATTGATTTTGTCGGTCAGGGCGGTGTGCCGTATAAAGCCGTTAACTTCATGCGGCTGTTTAACTCGGGAAGAGTCGGTGAACTCCGCGCCCGTGCTGAGAAAGATCCTTGGTACCGAGATGCTCTTCAATACGTAGATGCTGGCGGTAGAGTTTCTTATCTGTCCGGTATCACTACTGAGCAACAAGAACGCGAGCTTGGGTTCAGCACCAAGGACAAACTTCTTAGGGCTGAGTTGGCGTTCCAAAAGCCGTTTTCCGCTGCAACAGACGGATTTGAGTTGGCGGCGCGGGTGTCTGCTTTCCGAATCGCTCGGCAGTTGCCACAGTTTAAAAATGATCTCACCGGTGCGGTCGAGTTTGTTAAAGAACTTGCTAACTTTGAGCAAGTCGGTGAGTGGGGCAAGCAGGCTGGCAACCTGTATATGTTCTTCCGGCCTAGTGCTACCGGCGCAGTTCGCACAATCGATGCGATGATGAATGGCAAGCACGCCAAGACGGCGGCTATCTTCTACACCCTGCTGGGTGCGTCGGCTTATATGGTCGCCAAGGCTTTGTCCAGTATGGATGAAGAAGATCGCAACCGTGCTGAGTATGATGATCCGAAACGTTGGGTCAGCGGCCCGCGTATCTTCTTCGCAGGCTATGAGAATCCCATGCAGCTTCGTTGGGGTTTCGGTGTGGGTGGTATCGCCTCGGCAGTTGCACAGGCTATGTTCTACGCGGACGGCAAACAGACCGCAGGGGAGATGATTAAGAACCTGCGTGCCATTACTCAGAACTCTGTGCTTCCGCTACCGTTGTCGCAGATGGACTTCTGGGATAACCCGCTTAAGGCATCGTTCGTTAGTGTCATGCCGCAGATTGCGCGTCCGTTGCTCCAGCTTGCGTTTAATCAGAGCGACCTAGATCAGAAAATCTTCAAGGCTAGCGATAACCGCTACACCCCTGCCTACGTCCAGAACGACAACATCCCCCCGTATCTCAAGTCTCTGAGCCGCGATATGCAGAGCATGATGTCGGATGCGTTTGAGGGGGAAGTTCCTAAGTATATTAAGGATCTCATTAACCCGGCGGGTATGCAGTTCCTGCTGACTAACTATGTCTCAGGCTTCTACAAGATGTTCAACACTGTCGAAGATACGCTTCGCAGCGCGGGCATTGGAACCGAGGACGGTCAGAAGGATATGGAAGCGATCTGGAAGATGGTCCCCCTGAGAGGGACCGCCGCTAACTACGATCTGGATCGGTTCTACAAGATGGATGATCGGATCAAACAGATGGCTGAAGTTCAACGCACCCTAAAAGCCCGCGATCCAGATGAGTACGATAAGTACGAAGAAAAATACCCTAAGAAAATCGCTGCCGTAAAGGCATTCAACAAAGCTATCAACGGTAGCCTGAAGGATCTTCGCAGAGAAGATAACGAACTCCAAGCTAATCTGGATAAGCTGCCGCCACAAGAATTGAAAAACAGGAAGAAAGAAAACCGGACAGAACAGAACGCGGAGATGCGGGCGATCTTGGAAGATATTGAAGCTGAGCTTAACCCCTAATTAAGCCTTGCCGTACTTCTTCCGGTACTCATAGTCTGAGCGGCAGTCCAGATCACAGAACAGTTTGCTTGAGCCAATGTTTTCTTGGCAGTTGTAGCAAAGCCCCATTGGTTTGAGTGATGGGGTATTTCTGATTGCGTTTATTCTGCGCTCGACCACATCGCGCATAGCTTCTTCTGCTGCTTCAAGGAATCGTTCGTTCATTCTGCTCTCCAGCACCGGACACCGATAATATCGCCCTCTACCTTAATTGCGGCGACGAAGCCGGTACCAAATTTACTAGCTTCTTTAAGAATTAAGTTTCTCATAAACTCAGGTTGTGCGGTAGGTATAAAAAACGAATCACCCACTGCCATACCTACAAACGGCAAAGTGAATTCAGGTTCGTCACTCATTGACTGCCTCGACATTTACGTCAACAGAATATTTAAAAGTATAAGCCAGTGTGCTGTTATCCGCACCGGCACGCCAACCACGGGACATCTGGATCTTCTTAGCCGGTCCCTGCAAGATGCCCTTAGCAATAAGCGTAGCTTCAAACTCTTTGACTGAGTAGTTGTTCTTACCCAAGAAGTCTGACAAAGGTGTCTTGGCAATCACTACAGAGTCGGGGTCTTTCTCTACCCGCATGACAAGGCCGCGCATATTGCTCGGGGTTCTAGCAGGGATAAAGTCTTCGCCCATTGGGTTCTTGTACCGGTGCCCTTCAGGTGCTGCACTACCCGGCATGACAAGCATCGAGGTCATGTTCAAGTTAATAAATTCTGCAAGCAGATCCTCGGAAGTCTGAACATTAGACTCTGCTTCATCTGCCATGCTGCGGAGTTCTTTAACAATACGGCTGTAGATTTTCTCAAGGTCAAACCTGTGCAGATCAAGACTCTGCGCGATCTCACCGCCAGCCATCGTAGCGGAGACTGCTGAAACCCAGAACCGATCTTTAGGCCCAGCCCCGAAGTCTTTGGTAAAACGCTTATCCCACTTCTTCACAATCTTAGCTACAGCACCAACATCCTTAACCAACTCCCGAATATAAATGCTGGCGGCTTGGCCGTAGTTAAAATTAATCTGATGGAGGGCGTCTTCGTTCGCTTTCATAGCATCCGGCATAACAAGCGCAAGTTGGATGAGTCGTGCTGCCTCGCCCTTGGAATCTTTTCGGTACTGATCCAGCTTCGTTGAGAAGTCTTCGTTAGCCGAACACAGTGTAAGCAGCGCCCACCCACCGAAGTTAGCCCGCTCGGAGTTGCTGGATGAGTTCATCCGTACCTTGGAGCTTCCCATAGACCCTTGGTAAATAAAGTCACTGAGATCCTCGGGCTTGAAGTTCGTGCCTTCATCGATAACAAACGGGGTGTTTCTCTGCACTGCCATACGTTGAAACATAGCGTTGACCGTCGCGCCCTTCGCACTACCTACCATCAGCTTCTCGGGACTGCCCCATACAGACAGGGAGGCATACAGGCAGATCGTCTTTCCGTGTCCTGAATGCGTGGAGAAGAGGTTAATCATGCACCCCTTATTCTGAGTGAATTTCATAAGCGGTGTACCGAACCCAGTAAGTGCTGCGAACTGATGTATCTCACCACCACGCACGTTAAAGCCGTTAAACGCAGCCTTCCAGCCATCAAGGGTTCCTTGGGGCTTTTGTGCCTTTACAATTTCTTTTGTAATAGATGATGGGGGGATATGGACTTCCCGCCCGTCCTTGAAGTATTCAATTTCATGGTGAGCAAACGCTTCGTTCTCCTCATCCCACCCAAGCTGATCTCTTAACTTATCTGCTGCTTTCTGGCTCTGCAAATACTTTGCCCACTTCTGTGTATACATAGCTAGTTTATCCATTTGACCAAGGTTGGCTACGACACCTATCGATGACATTAGCTCCTTAAATTTATCTCTGGTCCCGACAAACTTCAACGGCATATAAAACTCAGCGGGTTCGTCTTTCGGGAAATAGACCTTCATCTGAAGCACCACGCCATGCTCGCTTGAGACGTAAAGGTTGGAGATTTCTATATCATTCTCGTAGATAAGTTCTATCTGTTGGTCGATTTTTTGCTTGGTCTGTTTATCAAACTCTGGTGCAGGCTGGTAGTAGATGCCACCGTTCGGTCCACGCATGAACGGGAACAACTCATCAGGGAAGGCGGGCTTGTCTTTCGGCAGTTCCTTAAGCACCCGGCCAAGCTGAATAGGAGAACTGAGCCTGCCGATGTGTACACAGTCGCTGCACCCTCCGGGGTTTGTCGCCTCAAATGTCTCACATCTGAACGGCCCCGCAGTACCGGCGGCTTTAGCTTCGGTTCCCTGCCGCGTGTATCCTGAATGGTTCTTTGAAATAAAGTGGATCGCTTTGGTGCCGTCTGACTTACACGCATGGGCAACCGATAAGCCCGCCCTCCACAACGGCTCGGGGCAGTTCTCCTGATCCATAGCGATAAGGTTAATCTGTGGACAACCACTGTCACCAAGCTCAAGGATCTTTTTGAACGATGCTACGTAGTCATCGTTTTTATTATTCAGGAAAGCTTCGGTATCGGGGTCGGGCTTAGTTATTAGCGTGCCCTGAAAGATGCTCTTCTTTACGTGCCCAAGCGCCTCGGCTTGAGACTCGATGATCGCTTTAAGGTTCTCGTATTTATACTGTCTGACTTTAGTAAGCAGGCTGGCTGTCTTTGGTTCGCCGTTCCAATTGATCGTGTCGGGGCAGCGGATGACTCGGGCAGCGTCTTGGGTAACTGATGGGTCAATTACAAAGTTCTTTCTGTGGCATATGAACTTAAGCTGCTGCGCGGTTTCAAGCCATTCTGATTTATCAAGACCTTCTTCAAGCGGCCAGATAGCCCAGATGCCATTACCCGAATCCATCACCACCGGGCGAGGTAAGGAAGTTTCCTTACAGAACCGGATCAATTCATTTAGTGCGTCTTCTTGGGTTGCGTGGCTGTTCTTCGCACCGCCGCCCTTGCAGTCGATATCAATAAAGAAAGAACGTACCTTGGTACAGTTAGATGCTAGGCGACTCGTCTTATCTAAAAACTGACCAGCGGCAAAATAGATGTTGAGCTTGGTTTCTTGGGTCTGGTTTACTTTTAGTTCTTCGATTTTGCTGTACAGCGAATCTATGTCATCCGCGAAATACTGCTTGACTGATCCACCTCCTGCCGTAAATACACAGTACGGCCCCTCATCCGGTAAAACGTTTTCGTAAAATTCGCGCACACACCACTCCGAAAAAAGAGGAGGACCGACTGATGTCAGATCCTCCTGTGCCACGCCGGGGTTTTAGTCTACAACGCTAGATGGTATGCCTCAAGCTCTCGACGTATTCGATAACGTCTTTGCCCTTGGTCTTAGGTAAAACCCCGCTTTCAAGATCGTTCTTGACAATCTCGATGAACCGCCTGACTTTTGGTCTTCGCGGCTCGGCAATAATACCACCGTGCAACCAAGCGTTAGCTGCTTGGCGGGTAACACCCAGCGCCCGACTGATGTTAAGTGGGGAGATTTTAGCCTCCACACAGATCCGAGAAAGTCCAATAGACACTTCGTTGAACTCACCCGGCTCCATCAGTTTGATACGCTCGATGCTACGGCTTGAGTAAGCATAGACCGACATGGGTTACTCCTCCCCGTCGTCATCCCACTTTGACAGAAGGTTTTTCATCTTGTCATCAGGGGGAGTAACAGGCTTTTCAGCGGCCTTTGTTGCGCGTCGAACCGGGGCGGCTTCCTGTTGTACTTCTACAACATCAACAACACCGTCGTCTTCATCAGCAAACTCTTCGGCAACAATCGGCGGCTTGGCGGGGATCACGGGCTTAGCAGCAACCGCAGGGGCGGCTTTAGCCTTTGCCTTGACACCATCAGTTTGTGAAACCGACATCTTCAGCGCGTTGACCGCTTCCGGCTCTTCGCCACGGGCGCAGACGATCTCGTACTCTTCCTGACTGAGCAGCTTGGTCGGACGGAACACCAGCTTGATACCATCAGCATTAATGTCAAACTTCATCTCGGTCACAGCGGCGCGGGCCTGCACACCGTTTGCGGCAAGGTACTGAACATACTGCTTGAGCGGCCACTTGTTTTGCTCTCCCTTGCCATAGACCGAAGTAGACGGCATGACCAACTGATAGATATCACCCTCGATATCATCCGCCAGCACCACTGCCATACGGCGGCTCGTGCTACACGCCTTGGACTCACCCTTACCCGAACCCTTGATGTTGTTGGGGCAGGTAGCGCAGGACTTCGACTGGGGGTTCTCAACACCTTCGTCGGGCACCACACCTTCAGTAGACCAACACGACGGGGGAGTAGCTTGACCCTCGACATAGGCACCCTCAAAGAAGGTACGCGAGTCGGAGTGCGCCATCCGCACGATGACGATAGGCATCGCCCGCTCTTCCCGGACTGCGATCTCTTCGTTACCCACAACCATCCGGAACGCCTTGCCGCGCAGGGAGATACGCTTGTAGGTACCGCCGCCAGCCATTGCCTTAGTGTCGGCATCCAACCCATCGGCTTTGAGATAAGCGGGAAGACCAGCTTTGAAAATAGAAAGTTCTGTACTCATTGAATCCGTCCTTTGTTTTGGTCAAAAGCGGCTTTAACCGCCGTCATCACTTGTGCAAACAATGCTTCAAACTGCTCGGGGGAACTAAAGGCTAATACATCCTCATCGGCAAACTGTACTTGAACGTCGCCGTTATCACTGTCGTAGTTGACCCAAGCAATCTCATATGATTCTTCGCCATTACTAAGCTCAACAACCCAGCTACCTGTCTTAGCTACAAAGCTCATTTCGGTTTCCTCACAGAAATCGCGTATTCACGCGAGATGTTAAGACCAACTGGAAGCTTCTCGGGGTTCTCCTCCAAGAACTGCTTCATGCCAGCCTGATGAATGCGCTTCTCAAACAAATCCAGTGCGTCGTTCTCCTTAACGAATTTACGAAACTCATCCCAATCGCTAGTCCAGAAACGCTCCTTGATGGTACGGGATGCAGTACCGTAGGAAGTCTTGATCGAATCCAAGTTACTGTCCTCGCAGAAGGTAAGAAGCTCTGCCTGAAGCAGACCCATCTGGTCCTCAAGCTCTTTGTCCTGCGCGTCGTACTCGGCCTTCAGTTTACTGCGCACATCACGGATCTTGATGTAGACCCGTACAAGCTGATCTGGTGTACTCATTGTTGACTCCGGTAAGTTACGTTTTACTACTAGGGGTTCCTACTTTACCACAACTGCATCGGATGTCAAGCCCCGGTACAGTGCGACTAGCTCCTCATGCAAGTTTTTACGATCTTGTAACGCTTTATACAATTTGCGCTCGACCTCGCTGCCCTGTAGGTGGGTGACGGTCATCTTGTTCTTCTGGCCGAACCGGTCCATACGTGCTATGCACTGGATGTAAGTCTCAACCGAAGTGACCGGCGACCAGAAGATCACGTTGTCTGCTGCCGTGAGGGTTACCCCATGTGAGGCGGCTTGCGGTTGGATGACCAGCACCTTTGGGTCAGATTGTGTCTGGAACCTATTAAATATATCTGTACGTTTATTTACAGAAACATCACCGTGAATTAGCTCTACACTAATGCCTTCTTTCTCTAAGAAAACTCTTAACAATTCTATGGTGTGTCGGTAAGGCGCAAAGACAATCGCCTTGTTCGATGTCTCATCCAGAACTTCTTTCAACACATTCATCCGGTTGGATACATCAAACTCAAGGATCTGCTTGTCGTCTGTGTACACCGCGCCGCCGCTGATCTGTAGCAGCTTGCCCATCTTTGTTGCGGCATTAACTGCCGTAACCTCCTCACCGGATGCGGAGAATAGCATCTCCTTGCGTAGCACTTCGTAGTATCGTTTCTGCTGTGGCGTAAGCTCCACATCGCGGGTCATGTAAATCACATCGGGTAGGTCTAAGCATTCTTCCTTGGTGAACCGTATAGCTGGTTGCAGCGCAGCATGAACTATTTCCTTGGCTCGTGGTTTCGGTATCCAACGGAACTGAGATATGTGCTGCATCGTCATATCGCGCCACCCTCCGAACGTTCTCGGAACCTGTTCAGGGTTGACTAGCTTAGCCATACCGTAGGCATCTAGGGGGGACTGTGCGGCAGGGGTGCCGGTCATCATCCATAACCGGGTGTTGGGTTTAATTATTTTCTTTACAGTCTTCCATCGTTTTGTCGATGGGTTCTTAAGGCTCGTGCATTCATCGGCAATGATTAGATCAAAGCCGCCCTCCAAGATTTCATCGACTACTACTTCTACTCCGTCATAGTTAATAATTACGAACTCTGAACCTTCCTTGATTATTTGCTTGCGCTTATTTGCAGCACCGTGGGCAACAGAGACTGTTCGGTGCATAGCGACTTTGAAGAGATCAGACTGCCACGCCGAAGACAGGATGGACAGGGGGGCGATAATCAGCACACGGTTTACTCTGCCCTTTTTCATCAGGTAGTCAGCCGCCCAGATCGCCGCCGACGTTTTACCAGTTCCCGCCTCGTTAAGCACAAAACATCTGTGATTGGTTGTAAGAAACGCGGCGGTTTCTTTCTGGTGTGCGAATGGGGTGTGTATGCCGCACCACTTATATCTGCTGATAATCGGCGAAGGTGCCTTGCTGTACCCCAAGTTATGTAGCACCAAGGTTTCGTCCAGCCCCCAGTTAACCGCCACTTCTGATAGATCCTCTCCCCGTTTCAATATCTCGCTTTTAGGTATGGCATCAATAATCTTTTGGGGGTTACGGGTGCGAATAACTAGAGCTTTATCACCAACAATTTCCATTAGTTACAGTTCCATTTAGTTGAACTATCTACAAGTACAACTTTTGTAAGCAACACAAAAAGAGCTAAAGTGGAATCCACTTTGCTCTGAAGATGCTAGCCCTCGGCCCGGAGTAGGAGAGGTACCTTGGCTAGCTGATGCGGTTTGTTGTGTAACCCGGAGGCCGAATACTGCCACTCACACCTGACGCAGTACCCACATCAAAAACTTATTTCTTAGGAACGTTCTTCTTTACCGAACCATCGCTATTACGACTAAACGAAGCATTCTTTGCGCGGGTAGTAAGTCTTAAGTTACCCGGAGTGCTGCTACCACCTTTACTGAGCGGGGTGATATGGTCAATCACCTTACCCTTACGATCAATACCTTTGGCATCCATGTCCCTACGCGCCTTGGCCCGAGCCGCCCTTGCAGGCTTCTCGTTACGCTTCTGTTCCATCTCCCACTCGTGGGCATACGGGCGCGGGGACTTGGTATAAGGCATTACCGTTTTCCGTTGTGGGTACACTGCAACACGGGGCAGAAGTTTCGACAAAGCCCTGACGTTTTTGCGTTAAAGACGCCGTTCTTCATTGAGGCTTCCAGCCGGAACAAAGCATCCTTAAACCTTTCGGGAAGGTCAGAGCAGTCTGTACGCGAATAGTATCGCTTGATGAAGTCATTCGCAACGCAAAACAAAAGCCCCGCACGGATAGTATCGACTTCTGGGAAGTGTTTAAACACCGCGAGAGCCATCAAGTCTAACTGTCCTGTATCTGCATAGCGTGAGGATTTACCGGTCTTGTAGTCAACGATGAACGCCCTACGCTTTTCTCGGTCCAAGATAATCAGGTCTGCAATACCACGGAAAAAGTAATCATGATCATTGAACCCACATGGGGTCAGATCAACCCGTAAACCCATCTCGTATTCACAAAGTTTCTCACCGGGGATCTGTGTAAGGTAGTCAAGCTGAGACTGCATAAACGCGAACTGCGGGGGTAGCGGCTTACCATCTTTAACGTATTCTTCCGCCGCCAGATGCACGGCAGTGCCGTACATCGCGTGTTCCCCCGGTTCATCCTGTACGTCCTTGGCTACCTTGAGGTGGTAATACTTCTTAGGACACGTTTCGTAATTCTTGATCCCCGAAAAACTCCACGCTAGTCTGATAGGGTGTTCCGCCATTTTCTTTTAGGAGTTTGATCTGCGATTGAAGGAGTCTGAGTTCTACCACAGAATCAACAGCCAAGCTACTTGCCTCATCCCACTGACTATTAAGCAACGCTTTCTCGGAATCCTTCAGAAACTTCCTGAGTCTAATAACGTGTTCTGCGTAATCGACAACCATTAACAATCTCCGTAACTGTAACCGTGACCGGATTCACAGGCGACCGGCAACCCTTGTGCCCACACTGGCACTGTACTCATGCACTTTTCAATGAATTTGATTGCTTCGTCTTTTTCATCTTGGGGTACTACTATAGCAACCGCGTCATGGACTGTCAAAACAGGTCGATACCTTTTAGCGATCAACAGCATCTGATCTGATATGACACAGCGGGCCAGCCCCTGCACGATGTTTTCGACAACGCTACCGCTCCATAAGTAAGTCTTGCCTTTACGCCCAACGTAGTGAAAGCTTTGGTTGCCGTCTTCTTCCTCAAACCCCATGTTGGGATACAGGATCTTGTACCCAGACGGAAGGATGAACCCGTCGTGATGAAACTTCATGCAGTTCTGGACACCAATTTTGTAGTCCTCGGCGTTAATCATTGACACCAACGCAGACTGCGCTTCCCGCCATAGCTTGATGATTTTATCTGAGGCACTACGGTAAACCCGGATCATCTCCTTGCACTCATGGTCGGGTAGGGTTACGCCCGCAGCTTTGAGTTCACTCTGAAGTTTTTTCCAGCCTGTGCCATATCCGCAGTTATGAACAATGATGGGGCCAGCATCTGTTAGAACCGTAAATCTATTCTGTGGCCCCGCGAAGGCGAGATCGTAGGTCATCAAGTTCTGCCTCAAGTTTTTGTATTCTTGATTGCATGACAGGTATTTTCCTACGGTTTCTAAGGTTATCTCCTCGCGGAACAAACCTGATGTTTCCGGGTTCATACCCTTTGTCGTTATCGGTCCGGTCCATTTCATACTCTGGTACGTCCCACCCATCGAGTAATTGGACATACCGTAAGAACGCTCGCCTGTCATTCCGCCATTCTTCGCAGACAAATATACCTCTGCCCCCGTAAGACGGGTACATACGGTTTTCGGGATTGTGACATCGGGTGATTGCTGCGGATATGCGGTTAAGTAACCGTTCGCGGTGCAGGTCATCTGACATGGCGTCTGCGTATACCCAATAGCTTTTCCTATATGTTTCGCGAGACTTTGCAAGAGCGCACGGATTGCACCGGGTACTTTTAAAGTGTTTGAAGTTGTAATGATCGAGTGTGTATTCAGGTCTACCGCAGTCGCATTT